CCCTGACCGATTGGTGGTTCAGCGCTCCATACGATTGGCTGACCTGCTGCTGCGTTGTTGAACATATCGAGAGCAACTTCTGTATTGAGTTCGTTAACGATTACTGATGTTGCCTGTTCTTCGAGCATCTTAGGACCGTCGAGTCCGTACTGCTTCTGCATATCATATACAGCAGCCATGCTCCATCTTGCAGCAAGTGTTCTATCCTCAGCTACGAGATCAAGCCACTTAATCTGTCCAAGAATTGGAGGTGTATTAGCTGATGCTGAAATGTTGTCTGTTCTGTAAGTAGCAAGTGTTGTAGCAGCTGCTGTTACACCTGTGAGTCTACCTGTTGCGTAGTCGATTGAACCTACAGTTGTTGGAGCTGTTGAGCCAGCAGCAATTGTCTGGAGGTTACCTTCGCCGTCATCGAAAATAGTTGTACCTGTTGCAGGAACGAGTCTTACAGTTGTTGGAAGAACTGGGCCTCTGAGAATAAGGTCGTTAAGTGGTTCGTTCTGAACAAGGTTGCTTGAGTATCCTTCTGTACCTCTGCTGAGTTCGAAAGGACTAGCGAATGTCTGTCCAGCCTTTACTGTACCCTTGTCTTCGCCGTACTGGAAGTCTGTATATGGTACTGCACCGTGACGTGATTCGAGTGTCTGGAATGTACAAATTTCAGGAATAAGCCAATCTACAAGAGTTGCTTTAAGAACATTCATGTATACTGTCTTCTGAAGTACATCACCCGGCTGTGTAGCTGATGGGATAATAGATGTAGGAAGAAGTGATGAGTTGAGTGCTCTCTTCTGAAGTTCATAAGCATTCTTGATAAGCTTTTCGTTCTTGCTAAGTGAAATTGCATCATAAGCAGAAAGTCCAGCTTTAACACGGCTTGAATTTAATGATGTGCGGAAATCAGACGCGCCACCTTTTGTGTAAGGCTTTAACATGATTATCAATCTCCTTTACTGTTAAAATTATAAATTAATTTTATAGTATCTCTAAATTTACATTTGACAGCATCCACAGAATCTGTGAGAGCAATTACAAGATTCTGTGTTGCTCGTGCTGTCGACTAATGGCCATTAGAGATATTTGTTATACAACAGATCACCAAGAGCTTTCCGGCGTTTCTGAGCTAAATAATCAGCACCATCAGAAAGCCTTAGTTTACTATTAGTGATGAATTGTCTTCTTGATGCGACTAGTCTTTGTGGAACAGCATATTTAAATGCAGGTTCAGCTACAAAGTCAAAGCCGTAGAACTGTATAGCGCCTGTGGTTTTACCTGGAATTGTTCCAGTATCTGTACAACCGTCAGCCCTAATACTTACTCCAATTTGAACTCCATGTTCATATAGGTCTCGGATAAATTTACCTTCGTCTGTATCAAGAAGCTCTATAGCACCGACAAACTCGTTACCTACGATTTCTCCTTTAATAAGAACTCCAGCTTCTGTACCCTTAAATCCTACAATGTTTTCTTGTGGATGTTCAATGTATGCAGGAAATACACGACGAGCTAAACAATCTTGAAAACGTTCATCGTTTACAAGCCATTCCATTGTTGTTCTCGAAAAAGTAAGTCCGTCTTGGTTTGCTTTATCGATATCAAGAAAGTTACCCTGTACAATGAACTTATCTGTTTTAGAATCATGTATTAATTCTGTACCCTTCATGTAATCACCTCTTTTATGCAGAAGCATCAATTTCTGTATATTATATTATATTTACGGGAAATAACTTAAAGTTAACACCTTATTAATATTATATACAGGGTAATTAATGTAAGATTAGAACTCCTCCATATCTTCGGTGTCTTCCGGCTCTTCGTCTGTATAGTTTCCTCGTATTTTATTATAAATACTAGAATCTACTAAATCGAGCTGAGGTTTAATAGTTTCAAGTTTAATACGAGAATCAGTTACTCCAATGCTTTCAAGTAACGCGATTAAGTCATTTGCTCTACTTATAGCATTGTTTGCAAGGTCTGATTTTAACTGGTCTTCTGGTCCGATAGGTGGTTCCATATTGACTTCAAACAGATCACAGTATTGTGACAGATTATTCTTTCTAAAGTATGTATTTAGTGCTTGAGTAATACCTTGAGAGTAAGCATGCTGTAGAGAACGTACTTTACGATAGAGTCTTATGTTGTTCTGTATTAAGATAGTAGCTCCACCTGTTCCACTTTCGTCTGTACTCTGTCCTAAGTTACCAGGTGATACATCAGTGATACCTGTAATCTTATCCTTATAGTAATCGAGATCTACTATATCACGAACATTAACATCTCCACCTAATGTTTGTAAATTAATTACACCTTTACCGTTACGTGTAGCAGTATAAATAATCTTTTCCATAGGACCAGGATCTGCATAAGAGTTAGTTTGTCCTGTATTAGTGTCAGCAGCAAGCTTATGCTCAATACCTCTCTGTAATTTGTCGAGGATTCTGTCTTCTTCCTGTGGAGAACAGTCACCTATTTCTATTTGTAAAATACGGAGAAGTGCAGAACGTGTTACTCTGTTTGCTACAAGTGCGTCTTCAAGCAAGCTAAGTATCTGTGCTGGAGTATAAGCATCAAGGAACGGTGGAGTACCTTCGTAGATATCATATGTAGTAATTCCTGTACTATCGTCGACTTCTATTTGTCTTGAATACAATGACAGGTTATATACAATATGAATACATGCGTCACTAGACTGTACACTCCAATAGTTGCTGTTAATAATACACCACTGATTGTATGAGTTTTCAGCTTGTCCAAAGTCTACAACGAAACCAGCTGGTTCATCATCATGTCTAAGTTCATAGATGATAGATGGGTCTACAGCAGCATTCATTAATACGTCCCAGTGTGCGTTTGGATTTCGCTGATTAAGACTTACTCGTGCTGTATTGTTTGATGCTGTAGTCTTATAAGACGGAGATACGAATTCTGTAGTTTTTAAGAATAAGTTACCATAAGTAACGAGCTCTAACATGTGAGAATAAGCTCTCCAGTTTAATTGCCAACGACGCATAACTTCATTAGCAGCACGGGCTGCTTGTATTGCCATTTCGTTGTCATTTACAGCTGTAGCCCAAATTACATCACCTTGTGCATTAGTACATGTAGCATTCGTAGCATACACTTCTATAGTTGGTCCTATAATAGCATTAGAACGAAGCTGTGTCATTGCATTGTATGCTATACGACGTTCGTTTAGCTGTGCTGCTGTTTGTCTTATTTGATCAAGGTCTGTTAATACACCAGATAACACACGATAGTCTATATCATATACATCATCTTGCTTCTTTATCTGTTGTGCTTGTATAACTTCATTTTTCTTTTTCTTAGTTTTATCTTTACTCCTGAAAGAGAATAATGCCATATAATCACTTCCTTTATATTGTAATTATATCCTATCAAATTTATATGGGTTGTATTCCTGTAATCCATGGAACAAACCTTGTCGCATAACAGGGAGCATGTCGTCTTCACTGTCACTCATTCTAAAAGTAAAATCACTAAGTCCTGGATCATATGGTAATAAGCTGAGATCCCAAATAGCCCCTGCAAGGGAGTCGGAGATATCTTTCGATCCATTCGCGGGATGATCCAAGCGGCCGGTTGAGGTGTCTCGTTGAAGATGAATAAGCTCATCTTCTATCTTATTGTGCTTTATCATCTCTATACGATCTTCTACCATCGCTTCTCTTAAAATGTGGTAGCCTTCTGGTGTACGGTCAAGAGATTTTATTTGTGTGGTAAAGCCCTTATCCTGTAAGATTTGATGGAATTCAGCTGACTGGAATGTATCCGTTGAGATCATTACAATATGAAATCCTATCTTTCGTAGGTAATAAATAAATCTACGAGTTTTTGCCATACTAATTTCTGAACCTTGCGGAGCGTGTATACCAACGGAAAATACTTGTGCATATACACGTTTCTCTACAGTGCCGTCATCGGAATCTGACATTATATTCTTCACATAACAAGCACCTGTAATACCCGTGTTATCGCTTTTTAATGAAGTATCGACGTGTATCGCCATCGGTAATTCAAAAAACTTCTTAGGTATCATTTCAGGATTGAAGAACTGTTGATATTCCATATTATCGTCTATTCCGATTTCTAATATCTCATTTGTGAACGGATTTGGTCTGTCACAATAGCATTTACTAAATATTTTATAGGAGAAATAACTTAGAGTACCTGGAAGTGCGATACCAGCAAGGTCTTGTAATGCTGTAATGATATTAAGTTCAAAGTCACGCTTAAATTCAATAGGTACATCTATGATATTATAACCCATTTGTTCGAGAGCTTCTATACTTTCTCCATCTTCTACCACTTTAGGTGTTAATTGTTTAGAGCCATAAGCTACTGGAAAGGTAACACCGGAGTAAGTTGTGGATGGTTTTACATGCCATAACGGTTCATCGACTAGATAGATCACCCCAGCTGCTACATCAGCCTTGTGGTCATTAATATATACTTCAAGGAAGTCATGTTCCGCTTTCTTAGAAGATACTAGAAACATTTTACCTAAAAGTTTACCATTTTTAATAAAACGAGATTTAATACGCGCGCTGACAGATGAATATGTTTGCATGATTTTTGATTTTTCAGCGGTAGTGTTAGATCCATTAACGAAATTTACTTCATCGAGTTATAATGTAACATTTTATTACATTTGTATGTATCAGAGCATCCCACAATTATGCACATAGGAGATTAAATTTCCTACTTGAACAGCAAAATTGTGAGATGGCTGAACATTAAGAACATCATATACTGGAATAGGATTATCATAATGTATGTGTTCTATCTTTGTAATAAATGACATGAAACCACCCCCTTCTTTCTATAAGCCAATAAGTGTTAATGTTCTACCGGTATACGAGTAACCAGTTTTGTTAATTCTGGATATTT